CACCCTCATCAGGTATTAATGGAAGCGTTAACGTCCCGGAAGAGTCAAGGAATGAGGTCCCTCAAGCCACCTCAGGAGCAGGAGCGAACTCAGTCAATCCCAATGTGCCGGTAGGACACATGCCCCCAGAATTCTGGGAGTCTATGTCATCATCGGCAATAGAGGAAGACAAAGCAGAGTCGTCCATCTACAATCCATGGGAGGACGTATCATCGTTCGATATCCCGACAGTACCCACAAAATCTGTTCAGGAATTGACCTCCAGCCACTGCTGGATTCATCTAGTGCTGGCCAAGTTGGAATCAGAAGTTCACTACACCCTCGATCGAGATCTCTACTACACTCTATATGCTAAGATCAAAGGTATGGACAATGACGACGCGACCCCTGTAGTGACAGTAACCCAAGAGATGAATTCGCAGATGTATAGCCTAGCCGCTAAGAACGAACATGGATTATCACTGGAGATATATAAGAATATATATCATCTAGCCAACAAGGAGACCCAATATTTGGAAGAATACGTTATGGTGCATTCATTGATGCCTGTAGCAGCGCGGTTGGTTCAAGGCCTCTTAGCCGGCGTAATGAAAATGGAAGGAGCTCCATACGGCATGCTAGGCGCGACCGCGAAAAATACCCTCAGATTCAATCATAAAGATGTCTTCAGTACCAACAATCCAGTAGCTCAGATACCTGCACGAGATGTAGCCCAATGGTTAGTCGAACAAGCAAAACAACCTCACTCACCAGTGGAGGACACGATGTTACGACCCTCAGTGTACTTTGGATATTGGGAAACCCCAAATTCGGGGTTCTGTTGGGTCCCAGGAGTAATATCGATCATCGCAGAATTGCATGGCATACCCTCCACGGCTATCTTGTCGGAACAGGTTTCGCGAGCTGCTAATCTTACCCTGTACATGGCATTAACCCAAGCAGCGATTCGGGGGGCATATTACCTCGATCCCAAAGTGCTGTCAGCTCTAATGGAACGGCTACCCACGAAGAATCTCCCCCAGATGCGTATAGTCAGGAACCCAACGATGGACCACGCACTGTATGTCTTGAGTGACGAACTCACCTTCTTTTCCTGGGAACAAGCGAAAACCGTGATATCAGATTTCATGAGACTGCTCTACAACGGTCGAGTTGGGAAGCACGCTTCGAAACCTATAGGCGCCGACGAGGAAGATGAGCTTGCTTACGATGGCCAGGAAGAGAACGAAGAAGACAAGCACACACGATATGTCCCCGCCAAACAACAGGTCGAACCATCAGCTGCTAAAATACCCCCCGAACAAGCAAATAACGACCCACTCCCCGAGAAGCAGGAAGACGAAGTCAAAGGTGAACACCCTGAACCAGCCCTGGAACCACTCGCAACAGATCTGACAGCCGAATATCTCGGCCAGATACAGAACCTAGCTCATCAGGATTATTTGAGAGAGTTAGCACCGTTCGCTAGGACAGCCAGAGAAGTCGTGGCTATACTCCAGACCAAATCAGACCTTTTCGAGATGGTGGAGTATAAGTATCAGATGGGAATCCATAGGAACATATTCCAATTGTTGGTCAAACTGAACAAGCGGGAGAGAGTGCTACGAGCGGCATTAGGGTCAAACAAGTGCATAGAGATAGAGTGCGAAGAAAGAAGGTCCACAAGCGTTCACCCGACTAAGCTGTCCATAGTCACCGAGAGTGATAATTGCCAGGAGACATCCAAATTAGCTATAGCTCTTCTACTGGAGCCGATATATTCATCCTCAATCCTGGCAATAATCGAGCTATACACCAGCAAGATGATCAATCTCGACCGGATGGACCTAAACAGCAACACGAAGGACTTGTTGGAAGTCTATGCAGCTAGCTTAGGGGATCAAAGAGACGAGGAGAAATATTTGAAGGCAAAGAAAGCACTGGGCGATTACGGCATATCATACCTATTGGCTGACACAGTCACGGAAGGTTTGAAAGAGTGGGGGATTTCAGAGGCAAAATACGCCATGTACATCTTGGTCGAAAGAAATAAGCATGTCTACATCGGCCTTCCACAAAACAACACCAGTCCACTGTCGCAAGAATACTTCAGACTATTGGGGCTGGATGCAGTAATGGAGATCACGGACTATATCCATCTGAGGAGTATGAAGGTAGAATTCGCAGAAGCTTGGGATCGTAACATAGGCTACCTCAATTATTCTCCGCCTACCGCAACCGTAGCAGTATGGGTCGACCGACCACAAGCTTACCCTTACGACCTACTCGTACCCATGATCTCCGACAAAGTAGTCCTGCCCCCATCCTACTGGAGTATGTGCAGGCATCCACAACAGGACTCCTATTCAAGAACCACACCCATAATAGAAGACGCATACCGATACGACCATATCCAATTACGGCCGGAAGCCCAAAATGTGTATATGTGTTTCACTAAGACGGCAGAAATCATCAATTCATACACCGAGCTAGCTCTAGCTGTGGTGTACTCAATTTCTAGAGTAGCAAATCCGGATTGTGATTATACCCTAGATAAATGCCGTACCATAGTATCGCGTCAAGAAGCACAGACTTTGGGTGTACCCCCGACCATACCACCAAATAGCCCACTACCCGAGGTCCACACCATATATAAGCTAATAGCAGCCTCCGGGGAGGAAACAGAACTGCGGTTTGTCTACACGGCCGACGCTCCCACCTTGTCCTTTCCCCTACCCACGAAAGAATTGTACACCTTGGCCAGCAAGGCATTAAGCTACACCCTGCATTCCACAAAGAAAGACGCGCTACGAGAACAAAACGGGATCTACACTGTCGAAAAGATGGAGATAGAAAGCTGGTCCAGCAAAGACTGGAAACCACGCCTGAACAGAGAGTTTCACTCGCACCCCTATCTAGCAATGTTAACCCAGTACTCGTACTATTACATGCTAGAGAGAATAATGGGACAATGGGAGCGCTGCAACACCCCGTTAGAAGACCGGATCATAATAGACGTCGGGGGGAGCCCGACTCGGTGGACAAGGTTACTTTCTATGGGTTACCTGAAGATGTCGTTCGGATTAGTGATACCTAGCTTACCCCTGAACCCTACACAAGAAGCTTTTTATGACTCTCCCTTTTCGAAATTTATCCGCTATGTACCAGTAACAAGAACAACCGATCTCACAAAGACCTTCCCTAACGCGTGGTTCATATCAGTCGATAGTTTCTACCACCATGATGTCAGAGCCTTCTTCATCCACAACAAGCCGAAGAATAACTACATAGCCCACAATATCTACCCTAATTTCGATACTCACGGTGAGTTCGTAGCTGGGGGACAATTCCAAGTGGTTCAAGGGATAGATAGCATGTGGATCCAGCACATAGCAGGCGAGACGTACGAACAGTACGTGCCAGTGATGACTACGTCTCCCGTAGCCACAGAGACCACGCTGATCGATGGTGAGAAAATAAGTAGGGACGTTCTATTCCATACATACACCTCAAACGCCTTCAGCAGCTATCAAATATACACCCTACGATCAGGACAATTGGACCGGATAACGAATTTCCCGAGTGTCATAATTAATGGCCCTCTAATGAGCGTCGCCTACGATATCGCAGATAATTTTTACCCAAAAGCTATGAATGTGGATTTGTCGGAGAAAGTCACACTAGCAGTGGCTAACTACGCTTGCCAATACACAACGTTGGGCCAGTCAGCAGCGAACACATACCCTAGGATAATTAGGAAGATCGCAGCAGATATCATAGGAGGGGCGATGAATGAGGGCTTCGAGATGCGCGCAGCAGCAGCGTTAAAAGTCGAGTTGACGGAGCATAACAACTTTGCCATACCATATGAGGTTCGACTGACGGGATATTATCTGGCGAGGAAGTATACCCGGGTCATCCCTAGCGCAAGGACTCTGTCGACACTAAGCAAAGGAAGGAGGATACTAGCGTCCATCACCAGCCATTCGAGCATGATACAGGGCGCCCAGAGCACCAGGAGCATAATAGGCTGCCTTCAAAAGACGAGGGAGAGCGAAGACTCGGTATATTGCTATACCCGAAGAGCCACAGATGATAGAGAACCACCGTGGGCGTGGTCACCAGAAGAGTGGAAGGAGAAGCTCAGTTTGAATAATGAACACAATGTCTTCTCCGTCACCTCTCTGACCACAGTGATCGTGGCTTTTATGATAGGGTTTCTGGTTCTGCCACACACGACCTCTAGTCCGACAAGCGCCAGGTACACGTACGCAAACATACTGCCGAAGTTACTGGACGCGTTTCAGGACTACATGGTCGAAGTGAGGACTAGTCTCTCGGCGTTCGCACTGAAAGTCATCGCATTCTTCATAACCCGATTCACGGTCTTCTTGATCTCCTACGTGCTGTGGAACTACATAGACAAGTCACGTTTACCTCGATGGGTTCCGGTTAGCCTGACGGTAGTAAATGCAATCACACCATTCATCCTTATGATAGACAGAGAGATGTACCGATACCTAGCCCCCCACTATCCAGAACTGTTAGCTTTGGAGATGATCTACGTGAACGCAGCAGTGATCTATTATGCAGGGCCAGGTAAACTAGTACTGAAGCACAACCCGTGGGAGAATGTGACCATGAGTAGGAATACGATTAGCTGGGGATTCTGGAAGGGCGGTTCTTCTACTCAAGGGTACGTGGGCAACCGGTCAAACACATCACACTACGGCAACATCTTGGCGATCCAAAACGTGCTGATAACGCCTGAGTTCAGGAAAGCTACCAAGATCGATTCGGGGTACGTTAACCACAACGTCACGATGGTCAGCAAGCACACTACCCTATTGAGAGGAGAAACCCCGACAGCAATCTTCAGCGAAGTATGCGCACGTGCCGAGCATAAATCAGACTTCCTGGAAGAAGGCCCCAAGACTTACGCCCACACAGTAGCAGCTACCTTATGCACCAAAAGGACTACTCAGACACTCGCACTCACCAGCCCTAGCAATGCTCTGGCAGCACTATTAGGCAGACAATTCGGTTGCAAAGCGAAACCCAACAAAGAAGAGTTGGGTAAGTTCATGGAGTTCTCCAAGAAGCTGATAGATATGAGGTTAGCTGGGCTCGATAAGGGAGCAATAGAGCGGATGATTCGCCAATGGTGTCACAGACCAGTAGCCAACTACATAGCTGAAGAAATCGCGATCAAGAAGAGACCCGCATATATGGCTGGTTACCAGAAAGCAATCCAACACGGGTTCATCCCCAGCTCTTACAACATGATGCAGAAACCGGGGGAGTTGAACATGGGGATAGCGACCGACGCAAAGACCCGCTGTATAGCCAATCCATCGAACCAATTGAAAGCTTTGGGCTCATATGTGGGTCGGCTAATGCTGATGATCGCGAAACAGGCGTACCCCGAAATCGTCCACGGACTCAATGGATCACAAATGGAAGCGAAGATACAGGCAGCGATAGACAAGATCAAGGATCCTCATTTACTATCGTATGACATGTCCGCGTTTGATAGCACCCAAAGCCAGGATCTGCTGAAAGTAGACAACTACTTCGTGGATAGCGTCTGGCCGTGGATTGAGAAGTACCTACCATTCACGAAGAAGTTAAAGACCAGGCTACACAAAATAAT